GCGACGTTCGCGGCGGACGAATGGGCGCTCACGAACGGCAGCGAATACCTCGCCGGGGGCATCCTGTCCGGCATCACGGGCAACCGGGCGCACGGCATCGTCATCGACGACCCGGTGCGCGGCCGCGAGCAGGCGGACTCGAAAACCATCCGCGAAAAAACCTGGGACGCCTACAACGACGACCTTCTGACGCGCCTGATTCCCGGCGGCTGGGTGGTGCTGGTGCAGACCCGCTGGCACGAGGACGACCTCGCCGGGCGGCTGCTGCCGAAAGGTTACGACGGCCGCTCGGGCGTGATCGAGTGCACCGACGGCAAAACGTGGGAGGTGGTCAACCTGCCGGCGCAGTGCGAGCGCGACGACGACCCGCTCGGGCGCAAGGTGGGCGAGTACCTGTGGCCGGAATGGTTCGACGAAGCGCACTGGTCCATCTTCCGGCAGCAGGCGCGCACGTGGGCGGCGCTGTACCAGCAGCGGCCGCGACCCGAGGAAGGGAGCGTGTTCAAGCGGGCATGGATTCGCGAGCGCTGGCGCGTGATCCCGGACGGCGCCGCGACCGTGGTGCACTCGTGGGACACGGCGCAGAAGGAAGGCCAGCTCAACGACTACACCGTGAACACCGCATGGGCGCTCGGCCGGGGCGCGCCGGGCTACTATCTGCGGGACGTAGTGCGCGAACGGATGGAATACCCTGCGCTCAAGCGCCGGGTGATGACGCTGGCCGAGCGCGACCGGCCCGTCGCCGTGCTGATCGAGGACAAGGGCAGCGGGGCATCGCTGATTCAGGAGCTGCGCAGCACGACGCGGCTTCCGATCATCGCCATCATGCCCGAGCAGTCAAAGCTGTTTCGGGCGAACGAGGTTTCGCCTACCGTGGAGGCCGGGCGGATGATCCTTCCCGAGTCGGCGCCGTGGCTGGCCGATTACGAAAGCGAGCTGTTCAGCTTCCCGCTGGCGGCGTATGACGATCAGGTGGACAGTACGACGCAGTTCCTCCGCTGGGTTAAAGGCTGGGGCGGCGGGACGGTAGAATCGGTCGGCGCGGGGCTTACCCGGACCATTGCCGACGCGATCGGGCCGGGAAGCGAGGTCGGCGAAGGTTACGGGTCGATCGGCGGCGGTTCCGACATGGACGGGTTCGAGTGAGAGGAAAAAAGCATGGCTGAAAGTGCACCGAAACGGCCCGAGCTGGGCGAGCTGGCGCCACCAGACGACCCGTTGAACCCGCTTCGAGGCACCGGCCTCCAGGCGGCGCCATACGTGACGATCCTGCAATCCGAGGACAGCATCCTCAAGACCAAGGGCGGGATCGAGAACCTGCGCATCTACCGCGAGCTGCTGCGCGACGATCAGGTCGCCTCGGCCTGGCAGCAGCGGCGGCTATCGCTGCTGCGGTGCGAAACAAAGATCGAGCCAGGCGCAGACGACCCGGCATCGATCGAGGCCGCCGACGCGCTGCGCGCCGAGCTGGCCGCGATCGGCTGGGACGACATCACCGACAAGGCGCTCTATTCGGTGTTCTACGGCTGGGGCGTGGCCGAGGTGCTGTGGAAGATCGACGGCACCCGCGTGGCATTCGACGCGATCAAGGTGCGCGATCGCGCCCGGTTCCGATTCGACCGCGAGCAGCGGCTGTTCCTGTGGGCTCAGGGATGGCGCGTCATGCCCGATCGCAAGTTCTGGGTGATGCGCTCGGGCGCCGACCATCACGACGAACCGTACGGCCTGGGCATCGCGCACGCGCTCTACTGGCCGGTCTTTTTCAAACGCAACGACATCAAGTTCTGGCTGGTGTTCCTGGAGAAATTCGGGATGCCGACCGCGCTGGCGAAGGTTCCAGCCAGCCAGATCACCGACCCGGCCGTGGTGTCAAAGGCCGTCACCATGCTGCGCCAGATCGCCACCGACGCCGGCGTGGTGGTGCCCGATAACGTGGCGGTCGAGCTGCTGGAAGCGGCGCGCGGTGGCGCGGCCGATTACGAGTCGCTGCACGACGCGATGAACGCGGCGATCAGCAAGATCACCATCGGCCAGACGATGACGATGGACAACGGATCCAGCCGATCGCAGGGCGAGGTGCACGAGCGGGTGGCCGAGGCGATCATGCAGGCCGATTCCGATCTGCTCTGTGGATCGTTCAGCTCCGGCCCGGTGCGCTGGTGGACGGAGTGGAACTTCCCCGGCGCAACGCCGCCGCGCGTCTGGCGCGATACCAGGCCTCCAACCGACCTGACAGCGCTGGCCGAGCGCGACGAGCGCATCGCAAAGCTCGGCTACGACCCGACCGAGGAATACATCCGCGACACGTACGGCGAGGGCTGGGTGAAGCGCGCTGACCCGCTGGCCGTCATAGGCGCGGCCATGCAGGCGCCGGGCGGCGGGGGCGAGGCAGCCTTCGCCGAGGGCGAGTCCGTGGCGCTCGCCGCGCTCCGGGCGGCCAGGCGCGGCGATCAGCAGGCGATCGTGGACGCGGCGCAACTATTCGCCGAGCAGTACCGCACCGTAATGGGCGAGCGCGTCAGGCAACTGCTACGCGCGGCCGAGTTCAGCGACGACTCGCAGACGTTCCTGCGCAAGCTGGACGAGCTGCTGGCCGAGGCGCCGCCGCAGGGCATGCTGGACAAGCTCACGCGGGCGCTCGCATCCTCGCGCATGCTGGCGGCCCTGCGCACGCAACGGCGGCGCCCAGGCGCGTGAGCGGGCTCGGGCTGCGCATCACGCTGGCCGAGGTGCGCCTGCTCGCGCAGGCTGCCGACGCCATCGAGCGGCTGAAGGCCGACGCGGCCGAGTTCGCCGAGGAAATGGCCGAGCGCACCGGTGTGGCCGAGTTCCTCGACGTGGGCGGGCTCGCCTTCGACGTGGAACCCGAGCGCGCGCTCGCCTACTTCCGCGGCAAGGGGCTGCGCCCGAGCTTCAGCTATGCCGACATGATCGGCGCGGTCAACGACCAGGCGTTCACCGTCGCCAAGATGATGGACGTGGACCTCCTCGGGCAGGTGCGCGACTCGCTGACGGCAGCGCTCGCCGAGGGGCAGCAGTTCCGCGAATGGAAGGCGACCATACAGCCGACGCTGGAGTCGGCCGGGTGGTGGGGCACCCGCTCGATGGTGGATCCGTTGACCGGCCGCACCGTCCAAGCGCAGCTCGGCAGCGCCTGGCGCCTGGAGACAATCTTCCGCACCAATATGCAGACCGCCTACGCCGCGCAGGCGTGGACGGAAATCGAGGCGCAGGCCGATATCGCGCCGTACCTCATTTACGACGCCGTGGACGATCTGCGCACGCGCGAGGCGCACCGGCGCTGGGATCGCACGACGCTGCCGGTGGATTCGCCGTGGTGGCGTACCCATTACCCGCCGAATGGGTGGAATTGCAGGTGCGGTGTGATCCAGGTGAGCGAGGACGAGCTGCGCGAGCTGGGCATCCGGCCGACCGCGCCGCCCGACGACGGCGCGTACAAGTGGACGAACCCGCGCACCGGGCAGGTGATCAAGGTGCCTGACGGCATCGACCCCGGATTCGACCGCAACCCGGGCCAGGATGCGGGCGCGGGCGTGCGGCGCGCGTTGGACGAGAAGGTGCAGAAGCTCCCGCGCGCCTCGCGCCGCGCCGCAAAGGCGGCCACCCGGCGCGACTTCGACGCTCAACACGAGGCCGGCCGGTGGCATGCCGAATCGTTCGACGGGGCGCCGGAGTGGGTGCGGAACCGCGCGCTGGATGACCAGTTTGTGAACGTGCAGGCTATCGACCCCGACGGGGCATGGGCGCGTGGCGGGCAACTCGTGGACATGGACCAGCGGACGAAGGACAACCGCCGGGGGCGCAACACGTGGCGGCACGAGTTCGGGCACATCATGGACTGGCGACTCGGGACGCAACAGCAGGCGCCGCGCGTGTATGCGTCCACGATGCCCGAGTTCGTCACCGCGATGGAGGCCGACGCGGACTACTGGATGCAAGCGGTACGAGCGACCGCGTACAGCCGGGGCACGCGGCGCGCGAAACTGATCGAGGCCGCATACACGGACGCGGAAGCGCGCATGAGGGTGACCGGGCAGGGCGACCGCACGGACGAGCTGCGGAAAATGGCCAAGCGCGCCGGGCTGGACCTCGACAAGCTGCTCGGGCTGCTGGAGGAAACGACGCCGGTAGTGTCGGCGCTGGGCGGACGTGGCGCCGTCGAGCAGGTGGGCTTCGCCTCGCGCGTGGCCAAGCTCATCGAGGCGGTGCGCCTGCGCGACGGCGAGGGCTTCGTTCGGATGGCCACCTTCCTCGACAACTACAAAGACGCCCAGGCGCGCGGGGATTCGATAGCGGCGGGCAATTGGGGGCAGATCGTCGGGCAGGCGTGGGACATGGACGGCGCGCTCGCGTCGCTGTCGGACCTTGTGGGCGCGTCCACGCTCAACCGTGCGGCGGGCCACCAGAACGGCTACGCCGGGCACTCGGACCAGTACTACAGCGAGCGGCCGGGGTTCGGCGCGAACATCGAGGCTTTCGCCAACCTCACCGCGCTGGCCGGGCACCCAAACTCGTACTGGTGGACAATCACCCGTAAGCTGGCGCCGAACATGGCCGCCGCGTTCCGTAAAATCATCGAACCCAAGCCATGACCCCGAGACTTGAGACGGCACTACGCGCGTACATCGTCGCCATCGGAGGGCCGGTGCCGGCGCCGTGGGGTGTGAGCGACGACCGCCTCGCCGGGGTGCTGGAGCAGGCCATTGTAGACGGCCGGCCTGTCCCGGCCGACTACGACTGGTGGGGTCACCTCCCGCCCGACGCGGTGGCTTAGTTCTCCAGTTTCCGGCGCTTGCGGGCGCGCACGGTCGCCGCCGCGAGGCGGATGCCGGAGGACAAGTTCCCATTGCCGAGCGCGCGCAACGTGGCCACTGTGGCCGCGTCGAGCGTCACCCGGTGCACGTTTGTCCCGCCCGGGGCGACCGGCGGCCGGCCGCGACCGCGTGCCGGGCCGGGCAACACGTGGGGGGCTTTCATGGGTGCTTCCTCCGTAGTGGAACTGTGCTTTTGAGCGGGACGCCAGCAATAAGGCCGCTGTCGCCCCTCAAAGCGGCGTTATGCGCCTTCATCGCTCTCGTCCCACTCGTCGCCTTCCTTGTACTTTCCTGTTGGCGTCTTCGTGAAAAATTCCTCGTCGCAGCCAAGGCGCGCAACCGCCATCATCTCAATGGCGTCCGCATTGCGCTCGGTCTTGTTCTCACCAAGCATTCGCACCTTGTGTGTGATCATATTCACTGCAATCACGTCGTACATTTCATCCTCCATCAGAACGTATAACTTGTGCCTTCAACTCGGACGCCTTCGGCGCCGGTTAAGGCGGCGTTAGGCATCAAGCCCGGTGCGCCCGCGCCCGCTGTGTTCGCAGATCGCGGCAATCGCTTCCTCGTCCTGCGTGTAGGTGGCCGGGCCATTTTCGCCGTCAACGTCCAGCTTCACCATTTCGCCGGGCGCGTACAACTCGCACCGCGAAGCGTTCGTCTTCGGCCAGTTGTCTCCCTGCGGCGTCCAATCGCAGCCTTCCGGCGCAGGCAGGTTCGGGTTCTTGTCCTTGGCGCACCGCACTTCGTTGTCTTCCCAGGTGTAGTTGCTGTATCCCTGCCCTTCGGAGTACAGGAACTTGCAGCCAACACAGCTTTTCTCGTTCATCGTCTTTCCTTTCGTTTGTCAACAATGCGCCCTAACTGTCGCTTCAAGCGGACGGCCTACGGCCGCCGTTTAAAAGCTGGCGTTAGGCATCAGGAACCACGCTTTGCACCAAGTGCGTCACATACCCCGGCATCGCCTGCGCGGGGCCGTGCTTCTTGGTGCAAGCGGCGCAGCGTTCGCGATCATCACCCACGCTCACATGTGAGTCTGGCACATGCACCCAGGAAGAC